GCATTACCAATACTTGAAAAAAATCCACCCATAAACCACCTACGTTTGCTTTAGATATTCAAAAACAATATAACATTGTGTAAGATTTGATCCATAATTATTATTTACATTTACCGTTTGAGCTGCAGGGTTTGTGTTATCAAACCATATTTCTATGTTGTTATTCGTTGCTGAAGCGTAAGGTAAAGGTAAATATTTAGGTCCAGCGACAGTTGCAGAACCGAAAATATGAACAGGAGTTGAAATATTAGTGATTAAAGGCGGAACAGTCGTTGCCGTTAAAACCACAGTATTTAGACCTGGCGTGATTGGACCACCTTTTAATGCCACCATATCAAAAACTACTCTATAGGAATATCGTCTCAATTTCGGTGCTGATGCTGTTATAGGCTGTGTATCGAACCATTGTTGCCCATTGAGAAGTTCAATCTTTTCATAGATCGCATTTTCTTTTATGTTAACAATACTTGCAGTTAGTCTTTCTCTCTTATCAACAAAATTCCTTATGCCTAATGCATCAGTTGGAACATCGAATTGGATGGGTAGGTAGTTAGATTGTGAGTTTATAGGCGCGTACGTCATTGTTTAATCCTGCCTTCCATCCTAGTGTGGAATATAATGCCTTGGATTTCAAAATCACTAGACCCTATCAAAGGATCTTCTAGCTGTTCTTCATTCAATGTAATAGTGATTTGATGATTCCTTGCGATTAAACCAAGAAACACGCGAATATATTTTGCATTCCTAAATGGTGTATGTGTGCTTATTTTCTTTATCAGCCAAGGATCAGAAAGATCATCGTCGGTATAATTTTCTAAAGAGACCTCTCCACCATCCGTATTCGTTAAATAAAGGTCGTAATAAGCAAGTCTGCACCTTTTTCCTTGCTTAAAATAAGGATTTATCAAATTTGTGGTGATACTGAAGTTGTAGTTTACCCCGTTGTCTGTGGAAAACTCAGAATTCATAATCTGCCATACATTGCTATCCTTAGCACCTGCCACAATGATTATAGTGTTAAGTTGGTCCAAAGGTGTATTCCAAGTCGATGTATCGTTTTCCCAAGTGCTGATCCATGTTGCCCATGTGTTGTCTTGGGTTTTCTTATAACTTCCTAGGCATGTAAAAGATTGGTCAAAAGTGCTCCAGGTGTTATCTTGATAGTTATAGCATAGAATATTGGTAGGGCTTTGCGCGTTTATGCTCTGATCTGGATAAATCCAGTAAACCAACCTTTTTTGGTAGTCTCTAACTCCATGAATTCTATTTAGACCCTCCCCAACAGCACCAGTGTCAAAGCTATCAACAAAATCGGGTATCTGCATGTCTATTCTCTGAACATCATTGAAGGTAGATCTAACGATTCCTCTTCTTCCAATAAAAACAGCCCCTTCATCAAATGCTATGCTTGAAAATGTGGCTTCACAACCAAACTGAGTATTGATTCTTTCCCATACAAACGGTAAAATCTGATCTCCAGTATATCTAAGACGCCATGTACTAAATTGAAATCCTACAATTAATGTATCTTGTATAATTTCAGCGCTTACAATACGTTCTGAGGTATCGGCATCAATGAAACCGCCTTTACCAGGAATGTCATCTCTTACTGCATTTACATCATTAGAAAATCCTGATGGCGCATCTGTAACAAAAGGAGTTCCTAGCTGTGTCCATCTCGCACGATATGGATAATTAGTATTCGCTTGTCCAGGAGCAGGTGCATTTGTTCCTTCCGTAGTATTAAGAAAGACAAGAACCCCTTTGTAAGGAAGTACAATCAATGCTGAATTTAAATAGGTTGTAGCATTGACCTGAGGCTGGTAATCTGCCCATCCTGCAGTGGAACTACCATTATAAAATCTTATCCCTACTGGCTGCGCAACTGTATTGAATATATCGTTTGTGGTCCACATAACAGTGGCATAATTCGAGGTATAAAAAAAATCATCCCTAGAACCAGCCCAACTAATAGGAATTGTAGCAGTGTTGAAGCTCACATCTTGGAAAGTTTGCGTACCGGTGTTAAAAAGAAACGCCTTTCTTTCATGAAACGCGATCAATTGTTCGTCTCCAGTAGCTGTTAAAAGGAATGTTCTTGTTCCCAATACAGGTAAATAGGCATCGGCTGATGAAGCCGTACCCGAAGCATCTACATTGACCGAGGGAAATGCTAATGTTTGCAATGTAAACGTATTAGGCCCTGTTACTGTAATGAGGAAGGCTTGATTTGTCAGTCCTCCAAGAAAAACCGTTCCACCTCCTGCATATATCCCTATTGAAGACACATCTAAGGTAATATTATTTCCGACCACTGAGATAACTGTATAAATAACACCGTTTATATCATCTGCATCAGCTTGAGTAACTCCTAAAATTCCAGTCATTAAAATGGTTTGTCCTGCTGAGATTCCAGGTGCACCTATCGTTGTAATTATAGTCTGCAAACCTGTCGTAACATTTGTCACAGTGCCATTTGTCATTACAACATTTTCAAGCCACACCATATCACCAGTGGCAAGGAAATGAGGAACCGGTGTTGTTACTTGTGGAGGAGATGCGTTTGTAATGGCATTTACTAATCGCCATCTTGGAAGTCGTCCTAGAATGGAACTTCCTTCACGTTTTACAATGTTTCCTCTCCAAGAATAACAATTTTCCAGTTCAGTAAATGCATCATCACCTATAAGGAATGGCTTATAGTATTGGCTCAAACCACTTTGATAAGGTGCTATTAAATGAGGTTCATAAGACATTAAAAAATCCCAAATACAACAAATGAAAACTGAGTTACATTAAGATTATTACCTGTTTTAGCATCTACAAAATATATATCAAATCCAGAAATTAAAAAACTGCTTGTAGTTCCAACAGCTGCATGCGTCCCACTCGCTGAAAATCCAGTGACTAGAGGACAAAAATTTGCTGTTGGTAAATTATCTGTAAAAACAATTTTAAAATGTCCACTTCCTAAGTTTGTAACACTGGTAACATTATAAGCATTTCCTACAGTTGCTCCTGTATTAGTAAAAGTACCAAAAGATTTTACAATAGTTATAACTTTATTAGAAAGAACTCCTGATTCATTATTAAAAAAATTCAATTGACTAAAATTAGCTCCATCAAGTTTTGAATATAGAATGGAGTCTGAGTTTTGTGAGTTGACTGAGTTTTGAAGATTAGATGGGGTTGTTCGATCTAATAAACTGAGTTGTTTATGAAACCCATCGCTAGGGCTAGCTCCATTATCTCCAGTAGCCAAATGATCTACAGGTAAAATACCCGTAGCTCCTATCGCAGGAGCAGGCATCAAATAACCCATATTTTGCCTTAAATCATTCTGGGATACGTTTCTTTGGTTAGTAGCTAATGGAATATCCTTAAACTGAGTCATAAATCACACACCTTTTAACTTTCTTCTTGTGGGTTGCTGAGAGGTATAATCTGTGTCCAAAAGATTGTTTTTGTATACCAGTCCATCTTTAGTTAACTTACCGGATTTTCCAGATGATTGATGACCTGTATTTCCTAGTGGAATATTAGTCATCTTTCCTTTTCTAAATTCCTTGTCGAAGTGATTTTTTTTTGATTTTTTCTCTACCATAAATTCCTTAGTAAATTGGATAAACTGGAAACTGAGAAGCCCCTACATTACTTTCTGAATATACTGTGGGGATTCTTTGACTTCCCAATTGTTTTAGTGTTTTTCTTTGAGCTAAAAGTTTTTGTTTTTCAAAATACACTTCATTTCTTGCATATTCTTCATGGTCTCCTTCTTCAATAAAAATCTTAAGTGCCGCCCCATATGCAATCAGCTGCCACCATTCGTTAATCTGTGGCAGATCGCTCAGTGTACTTGGGCTTGTTGTTCCGAATCCAGAAACCGTTACAGTGGTATTTGTTGGCGCTGAATTAGTTGTAGTGGTCGGATCAACTACTAACGATGGTCTCACGGGAGCGTTTGTAGCAGCTGACATCACTGTTGTAGGCATCATGTAGGCCATCACCTTGATCTTATAAGTGTCATTGGGAATAGGCCTTAGAAATAGCTGCTGTTGCCAAAATAAGATGTCTCTCGGTCTACTTGCCACATAAGGATGATAATGACAACTGCTATTCGTTCCACTTGGAGGAGCTACAGGAGATGCAACTGGTCCATAGGTAATACTTACAGCTCCTGTTAGATAATCGATTGTTCCTGTGCCTCCATTTGATCCTGTCAATGTTCCAGGGTTTACAAAATACTGTTTTACAGGGATATCTAAAGGAATAGGTTGATCGCTATCGGTGAATGTTTCTAATGGTTGAGAAGGGGTTCCATCCACATTTGGTTGAAGACCAATTACAACTGTCCCTTGTTGAACAGGCGTTTGAGTTAAAGTAAAATCGAAGTTTTTTTTATTACCATCAGGTGTAAAAAGGTTCTGATCAATAAAGTTAAATTCTGGCCAAATTTGATAAAACTGATCCGGATATTGATGCCATGAAGATTGATAGGCATCTACATAAACAGGATTATAGATCTGAATAATATTTTCAGGTACGTTATAGGTGCCACAGTTAGGAATCGTAGTAAATGTGTAGAAATCTCTTAATGATAATGTCCGGAGATGTTCCGGCATATCATATAGATAAAAATCGTTGATATAATCATCGATTCCTGGAGGGTCATCTACAGAAATCAAACCCGGTCCAGGAGAATTATCGGGAAGCTGATTGGTATCAAACTTCCCAGTGATCTTACGAACCGTATATCTAAGCCTTGAAAGATCCCAGACAGTCATTTTAAGCCGCCATTTCTATCATGAATTTATATCGAGGAGTTTTCATTCCAGATTTTAATGGATTTCCTTTCTCATCTTGTAGATAAGAATGCTTTTCATGTTGGCATCTTTCATTTATAAATCGAGCAACTGATAAAGGAATTGTATACTGAACGCCATCTTCAAAAGTTTGACTAAAGTATTGCATCCCCTTATATAATTTTGCAGATATTTTTCCTGGTTGTCCGGGACATTCGATATTTACGAATGTGCCATAAACTTTTTTATCTGTTGCTGGAGTCATCGCCTCAATGGAATCTCCATTTACGACGGTTTTGTTTATTTTTCTATGAATTAGTGGATCGTTTTTTGTTTCTGTTGGGACTATCAATTTTGCCATATTTACCTCAAAATGGTTGGTTTACTAATGCCACATTTGTTGTGGCGTCATCTAGTTTGGAAGTACATTCGCTTCTTTGCATAAGATCACTTGGTGACAAAGAAGGAGTAGGTCCTGATCCTACAGAACATACTGCGGCAGGTGTTCCCGTACCGGCATTTACAAAAGCCTGAAAGTTTAATGAATTCACATTTATAGCAGGTGGCACCTGTGATTGCTGAAGACTAAATGTTGTGTTATTTATCACAGTTATCATCGCTAATTTATTGTTAAGCTCCTGCATGCCATATGCTTTAGGAATATTTAACCTTACAATTTGTCCTGTTGTATAAATATTAGAAGTCGACGTTGTAACCACAGCAGGATCTGCGTTTGTGATATTTGAAATAAGATATCTTGTTGGTACAAAAGTCATTTTTAATCCTAAAAAAGATAGGAGATTTTCAGTCTCCTATCTTTTATATTATTATACGTCTGCTCTCCATGCAGTCCAGGAGAACACATCTCCTGCAGTTACTCCAATAGCTCCTGCAGCAGCAACTATGAAAACACCAGTTCCAACGCTAAAACCTTGGAATTGTTCGTTAGTTGTTGCATCATCCAGAAGATCGGCATTGTAAGTATTGCTACTTACATAAGTAACAGGCGATGGGCTTGGACCTGAACCCAAAGGAATCACATATGCATGTGTAAACGGAATTGATGTTGCCGCCGGCCATGCAAATGTTGTGAATGCGCTAGAGTCAATACCAGTATTATTGGTATTAGCAACCGCTCCTAAAGTAAATGTAGAAGCAGTAACAGCAGTAATCACACCTTCTAGATTGTTAGCTTGAACCATTCCAAAAGCAGCTGGAACGCGCAATCTAACTTTCTGGCCCACAGTTAATCTATGGTTTGGTGTTGTTGTTACCACCATAGGGCTAGCTTTAGTAATCGCTGTGATCGCTATTCTATTTGGATAGAACAACGGTCCAACGATGACTTTTCTAACCACATATGCAGTTTCCTGTGTGAAATTAGCTGTGTTGATGAAGTTAGCAACAACAGTAAAACTTGTTGTTGTTGGAACAGTAGCGATTGTGAACCACAATCCACCAAGCTGCTTCATAACCACGTTATTGCTAATTTGAACAGTATCACCAATCTGGAAACCGTGAGCGGTAGAAGTTGTAAAAACGTTTGTCGCTTTTACAATTGTCGTACCAACAATCGCAGGTCCGAGCAAGATACTTTGTTTACCATCATACGTTGTAATCCCGTTTGGATTCGTTGTAGAGGTATTAATCTGGAATGGAACCAATGCAGTTCCAGCAGCATTAATAAAAGTACCATTGGTGTTCGTTGGCTGAGTATAATCCCACCATAGATCTTGGATATTCTCATTACCAGTACCTGTTTGACCCCATTGCGTTTGGTTTCTCAACTGAATTTTTGTTGGCAAAAATCCTGTGTTGACATTGATCGCAAATGGGTGAGTAGCATCAAAAGTTGAAGGAACAGTGAAGCTACCTTGTAACATAAAATGTTCTGCAAAAGGCATAAATCCCCCTTATGAGTGCGTAGCGCGAAGGTTAAATATCCAAGCATCATTCAAGATACGTGGAACCTGAGCGAATTTATATGCACCCAATTGCAACCTTCTAAGAGGATCGGTGGGTCCTCCTGGAGGTGTATAAATGAAGCTTGCTGTTGCAGAAGTCAATTCCACCATAGCGTAGGCCTCTTGACCCGTTACAAACACGTTATAAACGGTATTTCCGTTCAACGATGAAGTTGGGCTTGTAGAACCTTTAGAGCTATACAAGAAACGGATATTTGAAACTGAACCCCATTCAGCATTCAACACGTTCATGTTTGAAGGATACTGAGCTTGGCTGATAAAACCTGTTACAGATTCTAAGTCATCCAAAATTCCAGTATTCATCATCGCCCAGAAGGCCTCTCTAACAGGAGCTGTACCAAACTTCAGAGTACCTTCAATATTATCGCTGATCATCATCGCATCGTTTCCGAGCAATGCTAAAATCGTTGCGTCAATATCGCTACGGCTCAATTCAGTTGGGTTATCTCCGTTAGTACCACCTGTACAGTTAATCACAGCAGCAGTACCTGCTAACATGTTACGAATTAACTCGTCTTCGGTTTCTCTCATGGACTGTGCCAAAAGTGAAACTGTCTGGTTTAAAACAGGGTCTTGGTTAATAAACATAACTTGATCGGTGATGGTCACATATGTACCATACCAATCTAGTCTTGCATCAATATCTACCGCGTTTAGGACTTGCCCTGGAGGGGTTAATCCTGAATCTGGAAGCGGTACAGTAGCTGTCGCCAAATTTGTGTATCTTCTATAACGAGCGATACGACCACTATTTGGAGGAAGCTCTTTCTTCATTGCCATCTGTTTGTGAATGAGTTTTGGCATCGGTCTGGAAAGCAGAACGTTGTCAAACCATTGCTGTACAGGTGCTGGCAATTGGTTAGTTGTTGTGATTGTCATTTAAGACCTCTTTAGGCCCCCCTTGCATACTTTTGAGACATAGCCCAAATATCTTGCTGGCTCATTTTAGAAAAGTCTTCAGCTTGATTTCTTAAAGGAGTCCCAACAGAATTTCCACTTTGTGGCCTAGAAGAGTTTTTTAAGATCTTTTCGGCTTTAGGGCTTGTCTGTTGTTTCATATTGGCTCCTTCATATTCATCTGAGATCTTTGCTAGTTTGTATGCAGTCTCAGCAGGATTTTTAGAGTTCTGAATCTTATATGCTAAGGCGGGATCATTTTTAATCATTGGAATTGCATAGTTTTCAATCACAAAATCGAAGTCTTCATGTTTGGCGCGCATTCTTTGTTCATCCATAGCAATAGATTGCTGTTGGGTATATTCTTGAAGCACTTTCTTAGCCGATTCAGCAGCTTCTTTAGCTGCGACCTTCTTAGCGGAGTCCCTTATGGCTTTGGCTTTCGCTACGGTCATGTAATCGTCAGGATCTAGGTTTTCAAATTCATCCGGTTCCTCAGGAACTACTGGAATCTGTTTTGAAAGCCTGGCTTCCAGATCTTCAATGCGTTGCTTTTGAAGTTTTAAGACCTCTCTAGCTTCATCCCAATTACGTTCTTTTGCCGTTTTGGAATGTATATCAGGGGTTTTTACTTCCTGTTTCACCTCAACATGATTTTCGACTTGTGTTTGTTCTTCTACAACTTCCGTTTCTTCCGACATATTTCCTCGCATTTGGCGACAATGCTATACGCCCAAAAATAGTTTTACGCCCGATTACCGGCGACGTATTTAACTTGGCAGTAGATCATCATAATGATATCTAACACCAGATTGTGTCACCGAGGCGATCACCTCGGGAATTGGTTCATTTTTGCCTCCAACGGCCCATGTGGGCCAGTCTCCAGGCAATGACCAATCTAACATTAGCTTTCCAGATAGGTTGTCAACGCTAAAAAGCATGCATGACAACATCATGGAAGGCTTTACATTCATCGGCATGATCTTAATCTTGATGATCTGTGGATTCTTGGGGAAAGGCTTAGCATGAACAAGGATATAGTACTTTTCAGTCTTATCCTTGTACTTGTTAATCACATCCTCAATATCCTGCATAAGGCGTTTTGTCATAGCCTTACGCGTTTCACCAAGCTGTTGACCAGATGATTGATAAGGAACAACAATACTCATTATGCAATCTTGGTAAAATGGCCTCGATTAAGCTTCTTGGAATCGCGGTGAGCGATTTCATTAGCAAGTTTCATATAGGGATTTCCTCTTTGGTGATCGTCTGGATAAACACCTTTAGGGGAAAAAGTTTCTTCATCTGAAACGTAACCTTTATCCCAATGGTGTGCACCTTCCATCATAGGAGGGCCACGATCTGGATCAGATTTCATTCTTGATGTTTTGTCATGAGGCATAAAAATCTCCTTCTTGAGAGTTAAGTATATATTTTACTTTACAATCAAGAGGTAACATTTTTATGTAAAAAAAACAAGTGTAAATTTTAATAATTGTTTATGTGGTCAAGAGGATTGAGATAGGTGGCTCATTAATTTTTCTGCATTCTGATAAGAGAGCTTGAATTTTCTCATGAGATATTCTGAAGAAATAGCCCCATGAGTATTTTTGATGTGTTTTGCTAAGCGAAAGATTTTTTCTTCTTTAGATTCATTGGACATTTTTTCTCTCTGTTCAGCACGATCTTCAGCATTTGATATTCTGTAACATTCCTGGCATATTTTTGGGCCATTATTTCTATATCTTCGAGAAGCTTGGATAGATGTTTCATGAAATACAAAATTGCATTCTGAACAGATATCTACCATTTAAAACCTACTTGGTCTGATAATTGAGACTATGTTGCGTGATTTTTGTTGTGAATGATGTCCAGAAATATGTGTGGGGCCACATCTTCATTTTTAAAATTTGTTGTGCCCTCACAATATGGTGTGGGGTATTCCAAATAGTTTACATTTTGTTTCATCCATTCTTCCGAAAAAAGGAAAATATCACTCAATGAAATTTGGTCTAAATTTTTTGCATGTCTATTCAAAAAATCTTGCAAGCACTTTGTCAAAAGATTATTTAAGTATTTTTTATCTGTATTCTTCATAATGACATCCAAAAAAATATGCTTCGCGCAACCAGGCTGCATATTGCCTAATACTGAACTCAACCCTAATTGCTTCATAAAAAATCAGGGAAATTATCCTCTAGCAGTATCACAGATGAGTTTTACATAATACAAAAAATCAAGTTGTTGTGCTATCTCTTTTTTCGTTCAAAACTCTATTCATAGAAACCATTTCTGTGGACGCTAATCGGTTATGACTGAGATACGCATGAATATGCGCAACTCTAGCAATTTGAGGAGCGGTCATAGAATCTGGAGTAGGAGGTCTTGCAGAATGAACTGTGATATGAGTATGTGTTTTTGCTGGTACATGGTTGGTTGATGAAGGTGTTGTGCGGGTTGTCGTTGTTATAATAGGAGCAGCTACAGATGCTGTTGTTTTTACTGTCGGCGCATCAACGCGTTCAACAATGATTTGAGTATTAGGAGCGCAACATTTCCATCTCAAACATGATGGTAGACAATTGTAAAAGCATGACCAGCATGTCATAAGTTTTCCTCATCCTCTTCGAACATTCTTTTAGCCATTTTGAACGCTAACTTCGTCTCATCATCCCATTTTAAAATAGACTCGATCCAATCGCATTCATCTTTCGTAATGGTGGTGAAATATTCCATGAATTTATCAATCTTTTCTTTCAATCCCGCTTTCATCCTTTATCCATAATAGATCTCCGTTTTTCTCCCATTTCCTAAAGTAGGCTATCCATATTGAGTTAACAATAGCAAAGCCGAGAAACCCACCTAGGATTACAAATAAAATATTTTGCACATCTATTCCTTTTTAATCTTTTCCATATTATTCCGTGAAAATAGCTGGTGGCTCAGGCGCTTCCATCCAATGCGTAACCACAACTTCTTCTCCCAGTAATCTACTCGCCCATAATGGTTCGGGCAACTTAATCACGTAATCAAATCTCATATCGCCGTCGTTATCTATAGTGATAACCTTTACATTTTCTTCAGGCAAACGATATTTTACATTATACCATCTCATTTTTCTAAGTCCTTTCCTTTTGAAAAGTCTTCCGTTTCTAAAAGAACTTTATCTATCATTTTTTTTGCCAATGCCCATTTATCTGCAATAAGACGTTGGCAAGTTATACAATGTTTAGAATATTCAATCATTTCTTCTTCTAATTCTCTCTTACATCTTAAGCATTCATATTTATCATTCATATAAATATTTCCTATCTCTTTTTATATGAATTTTTAATAATCACAATGAGATTTTCTATCCGATTATCAACAGAATTACCATTGATATGATACACATGCTCATTTGGCTCTAGAGAACGTCCCAAATGATCCTCCATGACATGTCTATGTATCGGTTTCTTTTTTCCATTTATGGTTTTATGCTGATAAAAATTTTTACTCATTCAAAGATCATCTTTGTAAATCATAAAATCACTCGAATAGGCGCATTCACTGGATGATAATGTTCATTCACATGACTTGCATTCACGCTAATATATTTGTCTGATGCACCATGTGTCCTTTCTTGAATACCGGCAGATTCACGAATATGTCCAAACACATGTAATTCCAGATGCAAAATATAAAAAACTCTATCCTCAAGAGAAATCGATCCGCCATTAATTCCTTTTTGCGTTACATCTAATATCCCATGTGGTGGGGTATGTGTAATCAATATATTTGTGTCAGAAGGAATAAGTTTGAATTGTCTTTGTAGATGCATTTCGGTTCCTACAAATGCCATGAATTTAGGATGAATATGAGGAAAAAATGGATACCAAGGGCTTCCCCATATTTTATAACCACCAAATTCTGTTCCAGAATCACAAAGATAGGTAAAATCTGGATGTTCCTGTTCGCCTTCACTGCGTAGAAATTCGACAACCTCTTTCAATTGTTCGGCTTCTTTTTCGTTTCTTGGATAAGTCTGCTCAAGAAAATTATCATGGTTACCTGCTACAATTATTTTCTTTTCGTACTTCTGATGCTTCAGCCAACTGAAAAATGTGGCCCACTCTTTTAGGGAACCTGTTTCGGTATAATTTCCAGCCAATAAAAGAAGATCTCCCCCTTGCAAATCAGGGAAATGACCATGAAGATCGGAAAGACAGTCTACAATCATCGTCTCTTATCTTTTCCTCGTGCTGTATTTTGCTGTACTACTACACGAGAGCTAACTGATCGATTCCTCATAGCTTTTTTTCTTTCTTCTGCGCGTTTTACCAATTCCGATTCCTTTATAGACTGAATCTTTGCAACAGCTTTTCTTTGCTCGTCATCCATAAGGCGGACATAATATTTCTGCATGCAAGATTTGGAGCAAACTGAATT